TATTCCTCGTCGAGAATGCCGTCGATGGTGGCCCCGTCCTCGAGCTCTGCCTCGACCCCGAATCCTGCCCCGGTATCGACAAACACATCCAGGTCGTCGGCGATCCGTTCATTCAGGTTCATGACCGTCAGCGCCCCTTATATGTTCGCCGTGGGATCGACTACGCCGGCGTGCAGCCTGCCGCCCCGCTTCGAGCGCTTCGGCGCAGCCTGTTCATCGTCGGCATCGGTGTCGGGTGCCTCGTCCGGTACTGCTGTCACATCCGGCGTCGCTGCCTCCGGTTCGACTGCCTTTTTCGCTGCGGATTCGATTTCCGCTTTCGGGATCGCCACCTGACGCGAGAGCTTGTTGAGCCCGCCATCGACACCGACCTCCTCGCCGCGCTTGAATTCGACCTGTTTGGTCACCTCGTAGAGGCCCTTCTTCGCATCGACGGGCGCGAGGCCGTAAGCCCGATCCTTCGCCTGCTGCGGCGTGAGCTGGACCCTGCCCGCGTTCAGACGCAGGAATCGTCCCACAACCACATACCGTGTGATACCGCCTGCTGCCATATCCGTATCCTCCGTTGTTTGTTCACTGTACAGGATTATATTCGCTTACTGTGCAGGGCGGGGGATCGCGCCCCCGCCCCCGTTGCGTTTCAGCGCCCGCTTAGATCATGGTGACGAGGCAGGCGTTCTGCCACATGCCGAGCCCGGCGTTGCGGCGGGCATAGACCGTGTACAGATACGTCTTGTTGATCTTCGCACGTTCGCTGCCTTCGGCGATTGCCTCCATTTCGGGCGGCACTTCTTCCTGACGGATGAGCGGCTTGATCTCCGAGTCCGTACGGAAGACCGCGAATGTGTCCGTCCACGCCGACAGCCGAGCGTTGGCGACCACGTCGATCTCGAATTTCTTGCCCGCCGTGAGCACATTCTGCTCTCCGGCCGCGACATAATCGTTTACCGCGGCAGCCGAGGCGACCGAGTACAGGCTGATCGGCACCATGACGAGGAACTTCTGTGCATCTTCGTTCATCGGCTCGCCCTGGTCGTCGACAAAGCTCGTGATCTGAGCGATGCCGCTCATGATGGACCCGGCGAATTCTCCGGTCGAGGGCGCCGTAACTGTGCCGTGCACACCGGTTGAAATGGCGGATATGTCGGAATTGATCTTGTTCGACTGTGTTCCACTCTTGCCCTCCGAGTGGTCGTCATCGAAGAAATACTGGCCGTCGTAGCACACCAGCGATGATCCCGAGGCGATCAGCGACGACAGCAGGCTCGCCCAGTGGGCATTCGTGATGCGCGCCAGTTCGTTGATGCGCACCTGAATCTGGCCGGTCTTGTCGCGTTCCACATCCGTGCGCTTGAGTTCGAGCGTCGACTCGAATTCCTTGTTTGCGATGGTCAGGCCGTTCTCGATCAGGCCCTTCGCGTGCAGGCCGCCGATGAATTCCCTGAGCGCCGGCACCTGGCCGAGAAACGCATACTCCTCGCTCGCCTGGTCGCTCTCGAAATAGTTGCTCACCTTGTCGACCCATGCCGGCCCGGTGTTCTGTTCGAGCGCGCGGTAATAGCTGCCGATGATCGCGCGGCTCGTGATGAGGTTGGCTCCCATGATGCTGCTCTCCCTGTTTACTAGTTCCGTTATCGTTATCGTTGTTGGTTCATCATGCCCCGGTTGCCGTCAGCCCCGATTAGGAGGCCGCTCTCAGCACCACGTAGTACACTTCGTGATCCGTGCTCGGGTCGTCGTTGAACGTGAACGTCAGCGTGTTCTCCGTCGCCGCCACCGTCGTCAGCGTGCGCGGCGTCGATCCCGCAGCCTTCAGGGTGGCGATGACAATATCCGTTGCCGCAACTCCCGTCACCGTAACCGCGTTTACCCCGCCGGCGTTAGCCGTGGTTGTGTGCGTCCCGGCGAACTTCACCACGTGGCTCGGGAGTATGCCGTCGTCCAGATGCTCGACACTGACCGCGTCGTCATCGATTTTCGTCCCGTCCACGCAATCGGCGGACAGGTGCGCCAGATCGATCGATCCGTCAACATACTGATCCGAATCGATTGAATTGGCCGACATGTGCGCCAGGTCGATTGCCCCGTCGGCGATGTGTTCCGAATCGACCGCGTCGTCCGCGATCTTCGCGCCGGTGATGCAATCGGCCGCGAGCTCGCTCGTGCCGACCGTCTGTGTTTCCCTGACTCCGAACGCCACCACGCCGCTCGTGGAGCTGATGTAGCGGATCAGGATGCCGATACGGCTGTTCGATCCCGGTGTCAGCGTGTATGTCCCGTCGTCGCTCATGTAGACGTCGTCGCCCACGTTCGTGATGGCGATAGATGAGAATGTCGCGACAATGCGCCCCTCCTGGAGCACTCGAACATTGATATCGCCGTTGCTGCCCCCCGAGTTGTCGGCCTTGCGTTCGGCGAAGCCCCGGAACGGATCACCCGCTGTCAATGCCCTCATGTAACCCGATCCGTTGTCGCCCACCGCGGAGCCTTCGTATATTGTCACTGTCTCCGCCACCGGCAGGTCGTTGTATTCCCCGAGCTCGTAATCCCTCGGCGTGTCTGCGGAGAGCGCCATGCCGGCGACCAGCGCGAAAAACACGACAAGCGCTCCCGTGTGGTTGCCGGTCATCGGTACACCCGTCGCGGCGTACACCGGCGCGGTGATCAGTATCAGCACCGCGAAAATAGCGATGATGCGCGTGAAAACTTTCATGTCCGTTCCTCCTGCGTGTAATAGTGATTGCCTGTTTTCTCGTTTTTTTCTTCCCCCCTAAAAGGGGTGATACGGCGAAGCCGAGGGGGGTCTTTTTTACCCGCGCTTACCGAACACTCCATCGGGATCGCGTTTCGCCAGCGCGAGGAAGGCGTCGTATCCGCCCATCGCGAATTCCTTCCTCAGCTCCGCGTTTGCGTCCCACAACGCTTTTGCCCGTTCCTCGACAGGCGCGTTCGGGTCGGATGCCGCCGCCTGCGTTGTTCCCGACGAGGGCTTGACCGGTTCCGGTGCCTCGCCTTCGAGCGTCGCGAGCGCCTTCGCCCGGCTCTGGTTCATGGCGGCCAGCACCTGTTTCGCCGCTTCGGCGCCGGTTGTTTTCCCGTCGAATTTGAGCGTCTGGATCAGCGCCTCGTGGCCCCTGACCGTCTGCGCCTCCACGTCCTTGATCCGCTCCCGTTCCGCCGTCGATCCCGCCGCCACACCCTCCTGGAACAGGGCATCCGCGACCTGCGGATAATCCCGCCTGAGCGTTTCCGCCGTGATGACCGCGGGCGTCGCGGTCTGTGTGCTGGTTTCCGTTGCTTTCGTCTCGCTGCTCATTGCTGTGCCTCCCGTTGTGGTTTGTGTGATCTCCTGCTCTGACTGCTGCGCCGCCTGTCCCCGCACGCTCGATGCCGCCGTCTGCGACAGTATGACGACACCGGCCCCCGTACGCGCGCGGGACGCTTCCCTGACCATGTTGACAACCTCGCCGAGCGTCGCGATGCCGTCCGCAAGCCCGGCCTCGATTCCCTGTGCGCCGATGAACAGTTTCCCGTCCGCCATTGTTTCCAGCGCCGTTTCCGGGCTGACACCCCGGTTTTTCGCTACCGAGTTGACAAACACGCTGTAGATGTAGTCCACCTGATCCTGCAGCACACGGCGGCCCTCTTCTGACAGCGGCGCATATTGGCTGGCGATGCGTTTGTATTTCCCAGCGTATATCTCCGTCGTTTTGATGCCGTTTCTCTGCTCCCACCCGGATGTATCGGTGTGCGCCGTTACCACCCCGATACTGCCGGTCATGGTCGTTTCGCTGCCGATGAAAACCCTTTCCGCCGATGTCCCTATCCAGGCCGCCGCCGAAGCCATCAGCCCGTCGGCGTGAGCGTATATCGGTTTGCCGGAGCGTCCTGCATACACGATGTCCGCCAGTTCCTGAGTGCCATCCACCGATCCGCCCGGCGAATCTATCGACAGCACCACGCCCTCCACCGCGGGATTGTCCAGCGCGGCGCGAAGATCATCGGCGATGATCTGTGTCGATGAGCCGCCGGAAATCATCGTGCACATGTTCATTTTTTTCGCGAGTACGCCCTCCACCGGAATGACCGCCACGCCGTCCCGTATCTCGTAACGCGCCTGCTCGTTGTCCATTTTCCTGCCGAGCGCCGCCTCGATGGATGCGAAATCCGCCGTTTCGCCGCGCGCGTGCCGGAAATAAATGTTGACGATTTCCGCGTATTTCTCCGGCGATATCGCCCAGGGTGATGTCAGTATGTCGATGATCTTCATGACGGCCTCCGCGTGGTGCCCTGTTGTTCGTCGCCTTCGTTATCGTTTTCGTCATCGTTTTCGTCCGTGTTCCCATTGCTACCGGTTCCACTCGTCTGCCCGCTCAATTTCACGGCGCCGACCAGTTCCTCCTCGTCGAGTATCTGCGGAACCTTCCTGTCCCAGTCCGTTCCGGTGATCGCCGCGCACTCCTCGCTTCTCGTGGTCAGCTTGAGCGCCAGGCGTTTTTCCGCCGCCTGAACCTCCTTGACCGGATCGATCTGTCCCTGCGTCGGTCCGATCCATTCCGCGCCGAGGTATGCGTGGCGCACAAACGGGTCCTCCAGAAATCCCGGTGCGTTCAGATAGCCGCGCGCCACAGCCTCGGTCATCCACGTACGATATACCGGTG